ATCAATATCGTGGTATAGTTTATCTAACTGTTCAAATAAGTCTGTATAATAATTTTTTCTTTTATCACTTGCTGAATCTGATGTTGTAATTGTTATATCTGTCATGATGCCCTCGCTGTAACTATGGTAAATCCATAATCATAATATCCCACTTTTTTGAAAAGCACTTCAAATTGTCCTGGGTCGTTAAATGTTAAGTTTATAGAAGTATCTGATATAGTAGACTTTAAAACATCATCTACATATACTTCTGTTCCTGTTGGTAAATTTGTAATAGACATAGCGGTTTCTAGTGTAGGAGTATACGTACTAATAGTTGGTTCAAAAGATACTTTTGCAATAACTCCATCTTCGTCTGAGTTTACTATGTATCTATTTGCATCTAATACATCTACTTGGTCTACAGTTATGTAGCTAAGATTCTCAGCTGCTTGTTGGTCTACAATAGCTTGTGTAACCCCTGCATCCGCTGTCCATATTATATTTTTGTTTGTGTCATAAAACACATGCCATGTTGTCATATTGATTCTCCATTTTTAAAGTTTTCTTCGTAAAATATAATTAGAGCATAATAAAAATTTTCTAGTACTCCTGTTGTCGTTACAGTAGGATTCTGGTAGCTACCATATGGATAATCATAAAATACTGATTTATTTATTGCTTCTAACACTAATGAATTATTGTTACTTGCTGCTGTGTTTGCACTAAATTGAAAAGTCTTAACAGTGGTATCATTTTGTGAATATGCATTTATAAATCGGTCTTCTTCTTTCCAAGGCATATAAGTTACTACTGCTGATTTTTCATACTTATTACTTCCCATAACTGTAGGAACATTTGTATGATAAACATATCCTTCAACTTTTATCACTCCTGCAGTATCTCCAGGGCCATTATTAGTTCCATTGTTTCTTCTCATAGCTATATAAAATTCATATTGATAACTAGTAGTACTAGATGCACCGTATAATTGCATACGTATAGAGCCTACAGTTCCTTGAGTTGTAGCTACTCTATTAAATACTGCATTTTGAACTTGTACATTTGAATTCCAATTTGTACCTTTATAAGCATATACATGATATCCATTTCCTTGAGAAGCTAGTATATTACTTACGCTACCCACAGAAGTTTGTTCTATATCAAAATCTTCTATTTTAAAGTCTACTTGAAGCCATCCAAAGTTTTTTATATTATAAAAATGAGGAGAAGTGCCTCCATAAGCAGGCGTTGAAAATGTTGCTGCATTTGCTTGAGAATTATTACTGATTCCTGCTTCTATTATAGTTCCTTGACTTCCTGATTGTAAAGTCCCCATTCTAGGTCTTACTGCCATACTTCTATGAAAGTTTGTACTTGCTGTACTTCCTATATCTCTGGAGAATCTTAAAGCATACGCGGGAAGAGTAGAACTACTTGTTACTCCGTTACGGTCTCCCCAGTTATGATTTATAGTTACTCCTGCGTGTCCTCTGTTTCCATTATAAAAACTTGTATTGCTTGTAGATAAAATTCCTTGATAGACTTTATAGACTTGCAAACCTCCACCTATATGCGCTCCAGAATCAAATGATGTATTTTCAAGCTGTCCTGAATTAGAAGTGCCTATAACATTTGCACCTGAGTAAGGGCTTGCAGTTGTTCCACTACCACTAGAAGTATCTAATCCTGATACAAAAGCGCCTCGCCCTTCCGGGCCTCCTATTATAATTGGAGTATTACTATATGCTGTTTCTCCATAATCATCCAACCTAACAAAAGGGGCATTTACTTGTGTAGACCCTCCTCCCGGATTAAAAGCATTTGTACTACCACTTATAACTTGTAAATAGTCATCTTCAACATAAGTACTTCCATCAGGCATAGTTATAGTTATATCTCCACTAAATCCTCCAGGATTTTCTAGTAGTTCTATAAAGGCTTGGGTTATAAAATAAGAACCTCCAGAGGACGCATAATTATATATAACTTTTGTTACTTGTGTTTCTATACTGCCATCACTCACTGTAGTTGGTGAAAGTCTTTTTCCTATTACTGCTCTATTTGCCATAATTAAAACACCGCCAAGTCTGATATTTTTCTGTGTAGACTAAAATTAATTGTTCCCGCGTCTGAAAATGAAAAAGTGTAATCTGTAAAATTTAAAGATTGAGTTGCGGAGTAAGTTGATTCTATATTAGTTGTTGCAGCAAATGTAGGTGTAGCTATTGTTTCATAAGGATTATAGAATGATATACTTTGTGTTGAAGTGCCAGTAGTACTACTTGTTACTGTTGCTGTTACTGTAGGTATTGTTGTAGTTGAAGTAATCACGCTAGAGTAATTTAATGCTAATTTTTGCTCTTCTCCTCTGTAAGCTACGTTTGCTATTCCTGTATCTGTTCCTAATATCAAGTCATCTAATTCGCAAGTAGTAACATCTGTACCTGGTCTAGAAACATACAATCCTCCTTTACTTGTAAACCCTGCAGTAGAGTTTGTAAACTTTCCTGAAATTACTCTTTTCTTTCCTTTAGTTATATTATCATTGCCATTTCTTATTATATTATCATAGTAATAATCTTGCATATATCCATATGCGCAAGGAAGTCTAAAAACTTTGAAACTTAAATTAGCACAAGTATTAAGACTTGTTCTAGGAACATTACCTGAGTAAGACCCTACTTCTATTAAAGGACCAGGCATATTATAATTTGCTGCTCTAATTGGTTGTATACTATCCTCTCGTGTAGCTACTTGTTCTGCTATAGAATTATTTGAAAACTGTGTAATACTACCGACTGTTGATTGTACTTTTCTAAATCCCATTTTTTCTTCTTCATGAGTTATGAGAGGTATATATTCTAAAAAGTCGTCTCCTCTTACAAAGTTTACTTGTCCACTAGCGGAAGATTGAAAGCCTTGTGCGTATACTACTCCTCTTCTTCCTACTCTACTATCAAAGAGTAAGTCTTTCGGGCCTGCTCTTTCTATATCTACATTCTTCTTTGCTACTTTTAATCCATAAGAATCTAAATCAAAATAAATTGTATCGTCTTCTCCTGGTGAGCCTGTCCAAGTTGTATTTATAACAATCTGATAAGGTCCTCTTGTTTCTCCTCCTCCATCTACAAAAGTTCCTCCAAGAGCAGTAATAGAGCCAACTTCTGTAGTACCGTTTAAACTTACACTTGTGCCAACATAAAGACCTCCTTGGTCTCCATCTTCTAAATCTATGTAAGTATTTCCTCCACTTGTTTGAAGCTCTACAATTACGCCTTGTTTTCTTAGACGCCCTAATATTACATTCTTTGCCATTAGTCTTCTATTAGTATCCTTTCGTTGTCTCTATCGATTGTAAATTTAGAACCGACAGCTATTGTTTCTCCTGTATTAACATTTCCGCTTGAATCAAATGGAGTATTTGCAAGAGTATTTATTCCTATAGTAGTAGTATCAGAAGAAAAACCTCCTCTACCTAATGTTAGTGTTCCATTTGAAGCCTGTGAAATAGTTACACTACTATTTAAGAATGTATTTGTATTTGTTTGACCTGTTCCACCTTTTGTTGTAGGAACTGCTCTATCTACATCCCCGTTAGAAGCAAGGCCAGCTCTAGCTCTAACAATACCGTCTTGCGCATTTGCTACAGATTGGTTACCTACATTACTAACATTGTTGGCTGTGTTATTTGCTGTAACATCAGCTCCATCTGTATAATCTAAATTTAATAAATTTTTAGTAATTGTAGTAGTATCAGTAGTACCGTTACCTCTATCAAGTGAGAACACACCGTTACTACCTTGAGAGATACTTATTCCACTATTTAAAAAGGTATTTGTATTCGTTTGGCCTGTACCACCTTTTGCTGTAGGAACTGCTCTATTAACATCTCCATTTGAAGCAAGACCACTTCTAGCTCTGGCAATACCATCTTGTGCATTTGCTACAGTTTGATTACCTACATTGCTGACATTATTAGCAGTGTTATTTGCTGTTACATCAGCTCCGTCTGTATAATCTAATCCCAGCTTTGCTTTAGTAATTGTAGTAGTATCGGTAGTTCCATCACCTTTATCAAGTGTAAATACCCCACTATTACCTTGTTGAATACTAATTCCACTATTTAGAAACTTATTTGTATTTGTTTCTCCTGTTCCTCCTTTTCCAACAGGTACTGCTCTATTGACATCTCCTGTAGACGTAAGGCCTGCATTAGCTCTTGCGGCTCCGCCTGATACAGTAGATGCTGCAACACCATTTACTTCTGTAACATCTGCAGCAGTATTATTTGCTGTTACATCAGCTCCATCTGTATAATCTAATCCAAGATTGTCTTTTGTAATATCTGCTGTTGTATTTGAAGCTCCTACTCCTGAAATTGTTAAACGACCTACATTAGTAGTAGTGTCTAAAGATATCCCAATAACATCATTAAATACTCTTGAGTTATTACCAGTACCAATACCACTTATTTGACCAGTAGATGAATCTATTGCTATTGTTCCATTTTTGAGTGTTCCTGGTACAGTATCAGTAGAGTCAGTATCTCCAGCTTTTGTAAGTGTAATATTATCTCCGTCTAAAGTTATTCCTAAGTCACTATTTAAAAACTTATTTGTATTTGTTTGACCTGTACCACCTTTGTTTACTGGAACTGTAGTATTTAGTACTCCTGTATCTGTAAGTCCTGTTGTGACTCTTGATTGAAAATCAGTTACTCCTGTTACAGAGTCTATATTAATTTGTGCACTTGTTCCACCGCCTGATAAATTACCATCAGCACTTAGTGTTATACCATCATTTTTAATACTTATATTAGCATCATCAGGTGCTTTACCTTGTCTTAGATTATCAAGTTTTCCTCTTTCCGTACTATCAAATACATTAACAACACTAGACGTACCATCTAAAGTTAAAGTAAATACTCCTTGTGTTGAATTATCTGCAAAAGTAGTTTTATTTGGTTTTTGTCCTGCTCCAAAAGTTTTGCCAGAGCCTACAATATCTGCTTCAACAATACTATCATTTTGAATACTTATATTTGAATTACCAGGTGCTTTACCTTGTCTTAGATTATCAAGTTTTCCTCTTTCCGTAGAACTAAAAACATCTACATTTGTTATACTTCCGTCATCTACAGAAAATCTCCATCGTCCTTCTGTAGTGTCATCTTCAACTATAAATTTGTTTGCATCTTCGGGTGGTTTTGTTCCACCTATGTGGTCATAGTCTTCGATAAATCTTATAGGAGGATTCCAAGTGATTGTTGTGCTTCCTACAGGTCTTCTTCCTACAGAAATCCATACTATATTTGTACCAGATACAGCTGCTTCAGCTGCTGCTTTTGTACTATACCAATTTGTTGGTGGATTTGCTGTCCCTGCAGTTGGTGTTCCTGGATTAGTTGCTGATTCTCTAAATCTTGTTATTGATGACTCTCCATCATCTCCATCTGCTCCTGGAGCTCCATCTTCTCCTGGGTCTCCATCCTGTCCTTGTTGTCCATCTTTTAGTCTTAGAAGTGTCATTTCATCTTCATCAACTACATAAGTACCACCAGTTAAAAAGTTATCTCCGTAAACTTCTACTTTATAAATCTCGTTACCTAATGATAAAGCTCCTGCACTAACACTATGAGTTCGGGTGCTACTTCTTGCTTGTACTTGTGTAAAGTTTGCACCACCATCTGTTGATTTTAAGAATCTATAAGTGTAGCCTCCAAAAAAGTTAAAAGGATTAGGAACTGCAGCTGTTAGTGTAATACTAGAAGGGCTAGGATTTGCTGAATTTCCGTCATAGTTAAAAGCCTGACTAGAGGCTGTTAAATGTGTAGTTGCAAATATGAGTCCTTTATCAATAGTATATTCTTTCTGTATTGTTAAGGAAGAAGCAGTAACAGTACCTGTTAATGTAAAGTTTTCTAATTCAGTACTCCAACTCGCTCCAGATAGTGAATATACTCCAGTAGAATTATTAATTGTAAGAGTCAATCCATTTTGTGTTTTAGTAGTAGTACTTCCGCCAACAGTTCCTCCAGATATTCCATATACTACTCCTGAAGTAAGTTCTGAAGCTCCTTGGAATACTTTCATTTCTCCGCCAGTATTAGTATAGCTTATTTGATTTCCACCTTGTGTAAATGAGCCTGTTGATGCTGTAGCGGATTCATTAGTTAAAAGAGCATTTATCCCTGCAACTCCTGAAGTACCGTCCTGAGCTAATAACGTTGCTGTAACCCATTCTGAATCTGCTATTGTATCTGTTGCTTCTGTTCCTGAAGCTGTTGCATGTGAAGTCCAAAGATATTCTCCTCCAGAAGAAGGTATTGTAGCACTCCAACCATTAGCAGTTGTAAAACTTATTGCTCCAGTATTAAAAGTAAAAGTAGTATCTCCACTAGGTAAAGTTGGAGCATTTGATTCATCTGAATTTCTTTGATAAATTCTTACTTGTGCAGAACTAACTCCAGGGTCTCCATCTGATACTATATGAGTAACCATACTATAAGTACTACCACTTCTAGAAACAGTTGCTAAAATATTATCTTGTACTGAAGGAACAAAACTTGTTTTAAATATATTTACACCACTATAGCTTCTTGGTAGTGATTGGTCTAAGAATAATTCTGTATCGCTTTCTACATTTTGCACTGAAGCAAAATAACGAGTCGTTCCTGAATCAATAATTACTCTATCGCCTATTCCAAATTCAGTTGTAAAAGATGTACTACTTCCTGTTAGTTTTGAACTATACTGTGCTGCACTTACTGTTCCTGTTTTCTGTGTAAGTCCTGAATTTGATGCACCTACTTCTGCTACATAATCAAAGTTATAGTATACTATCTCTCCATCATCACCTACATTTGGACTTCTTGCAGTTGTATCTGTTAATACTTCTATAGCTTTTAATGGGTCTGATGTGTCATCAAAATCATAAACTAAATGAGCTTCTGCTCCGTCTGCTATTGCAAAAGCTTGAGATGTTTGTGCTGTGTTACCTGAAGTTACTTGTATTAGGTCTCCGCTTGTATTTGTAAAATCATAGGTAGTACTGGTAGTACTTATTGTCCCAGTTGAAGAATTGATTTCTATTCCGCCAGGTAGTGTGCCTCCTTTGGATATTTGACCAATCTTTGAAGTAGTACTTGTTGGTATTTTTAATACCATCTGAGACGTATCTACAGTTCTCTTTATCCATTTTGAAAAGTGACCTGAAGTATTTGTAAGTCTTACCAGTACCGTACCTATTCTTTGTGCTGGATTAGGGAGTATAAATGAAGTTTCTGAAGCTGGTATTATTTCAGTTTCAAACTTATTTGCCCTTAATCCTAGGTTATGTCTTACTTCGTAAAATTCTATAAATTCGTATTTATTTGTTATTGTGTTGCCTTCGCTATCTGTTCTTTCTGTGCTAGGGTGACCCCAAGTTACTGCTAAACTTAGTAGTGAGTTATTTGAATCTGTATCTCCATCTACTGCTTCTTGTTGGAAAGGAACAGCTTTTAACGAAACATCTGTAGGGAAAGGTACATTTTCAGTATACCTTGGCATTCTTGTTACCTCTGGTACATCTTCTACAGTGTACCCTCTATCTACTAGACTAAACTTACTTCTATTAAACTCTACTGCAGTAATGGCAAAGAAAGGGTCTTGGTCGTCTTCTTTTATGTTTTGTATAATATACTCTTTTGCAGACCCATGAACATCTTGTCCATTTGAATCAACTTCAATTATTGCAAAAATAGAATGAGTCGCTGGTGCACTACTAAATGCACTAGCTACTGTTACACTTGTTGCATTATAGCTAGATACTTCTTGTCTCTCGACTCTTGTATCTCCTGACCAGACTAAATCTAATGAGTTGCCGTTATCGTCTACTGCGTTAACCATTATTGCTTCGGATGTTATTGCAGTATTTGCTCCTGAAGGGTTATCTGCATATAGTATTAGGTCTCCTGCTTTTCTAGAAGCTCCTCGTATTGTTGCTGTGTCTTGTTGTAAGTAAGCACCTCCTACTGGAAATACTACTTCCATAAAATAAGTTGATGAGTTGGATAAATCTAGTGCAGAGTCTACTTTAATATTTGTTGTTGTTGAACTTGCTAGTGTTCTTCCTCCGAATCTCACATTGTTTCTATCTGCATCTGCTACAGTTATAACATCTCCACTACTTAAATTTACTCCTTGTATACCTGTCTGGAAAGTTACTACATCAGTCTCTAACTGGTCTGTAAATAAATGCCATTTACCATATCTGACTGCCTGAGCTCTACTTGTACACCCAAAAGCTACCACATCTTTCTTTTTAATTTGTCTTGTTTCTATTATATTGTCATGGTCTTCGACTATTTCTACTGTTTTCTTATAAAAATCTTTTGGGTCATTCCAAGTTACATTTACTTGGTTATATCTAAATCTGTTTCTAGTTGATTGGTAAGAGAATTTTCCTCCTAATACATTTGATTTATTAAATGCGGCTATAGGATTTTTCTCTCTGTTTTGTTCTATATGTACTTGTCCATTTGTCCAAGTCATCATACCTCTAAATATAGAAAGTATATCTTTTAATACTTTCATTGCTTCTGCTGATTCTGTTAAATAAATATTTGCAGTGAAACGAGGTTCTACTCCTCCTTCTCCATCAGGAACTAATTCATCACAGTATCTTGCTATTTTAAATAGAGAATACTTATCAATATCTGAAGCATCTATGTATTCTCCACAACCATATCTATTATTTGTTATTATATCATAAAATACCCAAGCTGGGTTATTAGAGTATACTTTATGGAAGTTTGGAGACAATGCATTAAACTCAGATATATCTCCTCTGAATCTACCGTCCCATGCTTGATAGTCGCTTTCTATAGCTCCTGTTGTAATGTTTCTAGTGTAAGTTGCTGGGGCTCCTTCATATCTTTCTTGAGCAGGAGCATAATTTGTTGGTACTTGTACTAATAAACCTCTACAATGATAACCCCTTTCAGGTACATTTCCGAAGTCTGAAGCATTAAACATCATAGTAGCATAAGAAGATAATGGATATGATAATTTATCATTTATGACAGATTCTATAGATTGCACTCTACCGCCATTATAATGAACGACTCCTCCATGTTTTCTATTAATAGGTGTTACAGTTTGAATTTTTACTTCAAAATCTTCAAGAGGTTGATAAGGTTCTAAGTCTATATCAAAAACTTCTACAAATGGATTTTTACAATACGCTTCTACTGTTCCTGAAGAGGAGTAGTTCCAAGCGTGTACTCTTTCGCCAGAAGGCCTAGCTAATAGTGCACTATCACTTGGACCATACTTTAATTCTTCAGTAAACGCTGAATCTCCTGGTCTTTTATATCTAAGGAATATTCTATGTTCTATTTCAGCAGGCCACTCTTTACCATTCTTTTGTTTTAATGAGAACATTTGGTCATACTGGAATGTTATCTTTAATCTGTCTACAGCAGGTTTTTGAGTACTGATGTTCATTTGGGTAGAAGTAAATACAATATTTGCTCCAGACCAAGTAGAAGTTTCATCTCCTGCAGTTCCATAACCATAAGTACTATAACTATTTGACATTCCTGATACGCTGCTACTTAAATTAGTAGTAGTTAATGTTTTGTTTAAGTTAGCAATTACAGAAGCATTTCCTGTATCTGAAGGAGTACTTTGCCATCCTTGCTCTCTAGTTCCATCTAGAAATGAGTATGCTACATTTGAAAAATTATAAGTTGCATCAACTACTTGACTAACACCAGAAAAAGGAGCATCTAGATAAACTGCTGTGTTTGCTATGTCTCTATCTGCACTTCCTCCTTCTAAAGTTGTACTAAGTACTGCTGTGTTTGCATTTGTTTTACTGCTAATCTTTGCACATAAATCTATACTGCCTGATAATCCAGAAGCAGTTATTTCTGGAGTTACATCAATTCTTACTGAGGTTGCACTTATAAAAGAAGTTATTCTGCAAACAAGAGTAGTACCATTTACACCACCTTGTTCAATTCTAAGATACTGTAAAGTACTGTGAGAAATATCGTTTGAGGCAAAACCACCTGAAGAAGTAATAGTTCTACTTCCTGCAGTTAACGAAATGCCACTAATAGCTTTTTTCGCTCCTTCAATTCTAACTTTGTAAGTTCCGTTACTACTATCAAATCCTGAAAATAATCCTGACCCTGTATTATCCACAATTTGGTTAGAACTTGCAGTATATGAAGCATCAAAACTTTCTCTAGGGCTGTGTGTAAGATGATATGCTTTGTTTAAAACTTGGGTAGTATCTAAATATAATCCTGCAGCGCCCCCTACTAGTCCTTCTATTGGGCCTTCTGAAATTAAATCATAAACTAAAATGGATTGGTCTTGATTTGGTGAACGTCTTCTGTTTCTACCAAATGAAGTTACTCCATTACCGCCGCCTTGATGGGTTGCATCTTGCATACCGGCTTTTATTATCTGTTTCATTGCTTTAAGTACCATTATTTTTCTATCCCTGGTTTTATTGAAGAACTATATCGTTTACTGTTACTTCCACTTACCCCAATCGGAGCATTTGCAAAAGAAGTGTTTACATATGTAAACCCTCCTATATATGAGGCTGCTTTTGTGTCTCTCATACTATAATTAATTGTTACTCCTGGAACTATTAGTTCCCCATACAATAAAGGTACAGGATTACCTTGTTTTACATTTTCTTGTGTGTTACCAAATAAATAACTATCAGGTGATTCTCCTGGTGTCTGAGGAGTTAAATAATCTGTCAAGCCTTTCAAGGCAAGTAGTCCTCCTATCGCCCCTGCTATTAAACCTGCGTTTGCTATTAAGAAAGACCCTAAACCAGCAGTAGCTGCATAACATCCCAAAGCTGACCCTAATGATACTATTAAAGCTGGTGCAAAAATAGCAATAACAATTCCTAATACAATTTTAAATATATCTCCAAAACCAGAACCTGCAGGTACTGGAGTAATATACACAGTATCTTCTAGTACAGGTAAGAACATATCCCCAATGTCATCTTCTGTCTCGACAAGTAAATCTTTTCCATTTATAATTTCTAATCCGATGTTATCTTTTTCTAGCATATACATCATTTCGTCTGCAAATCCATCACACTGTGCATCAATAAGTTTTAAAATATCTCGCATATTGTTATCCGCAGATACCCAATCTGTTCCAAACTTTTCTCCTAAGTCTCCCATTAATTTAACGTGGGTCATAAATACACATCTCCTTCTTAGGGTACGATACTATCATGTATGGTACGCCCATTCTCTTGCAACACTTTTTGTCATGCTCACTTGGTTCACATTTCGAGTCATAGTGACTATGGACTACATATTTTATTTTCGAAATGAGTTGATACTTCACGAAAGTTTTTGGGTCAATTTTAAACTCATTTAATTTATTCTCCGCAAAATTTTCACATTCGACAAATTCTTCATTACCTTCTCTTTCAATAATTAAACCACACATTTCTTCAGGTGCTGCTTTTTCCGCTGCTTTGTAAATAGAATCTAACATTAGTTGAATCTCTTACTTCCTGGAAAAGCTCCAAATGGTAGCACTGCTGTATTTTCATGGTCTGCTTTAGGATTAGAACTAGCTGAACTATTAGATATAGGAGTTGCATTAAATCTACGATTACAAGAAGTTAATCGTTTACCACAAATATCTCCTCTTTGCCAATAAGGTCCAAATGCTGGTGTATTCCCTGAGTTAGTAGTTTTTGCTTGCCAAACTGTATACCCTACACATTCCCATGCAGTATTTGCACTTACATAAGTCCAATCCATACCGTATTGATGAGTAGTATCACCATTACTTGGACTACTTGGAAAAAATGTTGTACTAGGTGGAGTATAAGTCACTCCATGTCTAACATAATTATTAAATTTATCGTCGGTATATGCATAGTAAGTTGCACTAGAGCTATAGTCATCATAAACATAGCATCTTACAAAAGCAGAATTACTGTCTGAAGGAGTTCCTTTTGAAGCTTTACTTCCTGAACTTCTTGCTTGCCAGTAACTCTTTGTAGTAACACTTGTAAAATCTCCATTAGAATCTAATCTAATTCCTGTTTCATTTTTTGAATAAACGTTATTTATAGTTACACTTCCACTCAAAGAATCCCAACTAATGACTCCTGTATTAGCTACAATATAGTGGTCATCAATATTTACATATGCTGTAAACTGTTTATCAGGAGCTCCTGCGTATGTTATATGTCTTCTATACTTTCCAAATTGATGCCAACTACATCCACCTATTTTACTAGATTCTAGTCTAGTAGGGCTTGCTCCTTGATATTCCCAAGCACACCCATTTCCTACGATTGTTCTTTTTGGTATCATTACACCGTCCATATCAAAAGGTGAATTTAGTTCAAATTCTATACTTTCTGCATCTTCACTAGAAATTTTATCTATAATCCATACTTCTCTATTGAACTCTATTGGAGTATCTCCTGCACTTGTTTCTGATGCTCCACCTTTTATATATTTTGCTAAAGTTGCTCTTCTTATTACTTTTTTGCCCAATAACTTAGTATAGTCACCTCCTATTGCTGCTTTGAAACTAACTTGAGTATTTGTACTATTAGTAGCCGCAGATACTCTTAATCTAGGTCTTGCTATTGCTCCTGATTGATTTTTTTCGAAACCTTCTGCAACTATTGGTAAACTATAATATGTATTTAATTGATTATTATTAGTGTAATCGTACATTTGAATAGGTTGAGTATTCGCGTTATTATGCCCACTAAAATATACAAATCCTCCATCTGGCTTTTCTATTTCAAAAGCGTGAACTATAGCGCCAGGAGTTAAAGTTTGAACAGTTGCAATTATTGACATTATTCGTATACCCTTCTCATTTTTGTTTGTAAAGTATAGTAATCAGCATACGACCAGCTTTGTGACCAATCTGTACATATTACTTTAATTGTTTTTTCTCCCCCACTTTCATTACTATCTGCATATGTAAAATCAAAAGAAGTTACACCAGCTTTAGTTTCTAGAAAGTCTACAATATCATCTATATCTTCTTTGGTTCTATTTTTAAACTGAATATTGAAATCTTCATTAAGTACATTTATACCATTACCTACTCTTTGAGAATACCCATCTCCAAAGTCTGCAAGAGACACTCTAGGTCTTGTTGCTCTATTAAATCCTTTATCAGGTACAGCTTGTCCTAAGCCTCCCCCTACGTTAAATCCTATTGCCATTAGTAACTACTTAAAAGTCCTCCACTTCTTTGCTGTTTAACAATCTCTTGTTGTACAGCCGCTGCGATACCTGTTGCAAAAGCTTTTGCTTTATCTCCTTCTGTTTGAATGTCTTGTGTAGCTCCTGCATCATTCATATTTACAGTAACATTTACATTACTATTACTAGCGCCCCCATCTAACATTTTTACAGGTATTTCTCTATCATTTCCTAAAGGTACAATAGCTTCTCTTCCATGTAGTGTTGCTTGATACCCAGAGTCTGGGCCGTCTGCTACACCACCACTTCTATATGAACGATATCCATCTCCTGCTCCAGGAGTCATAATTCCACCTTGTCTTGCCCCTGCTAATCCTGACATTTGTGTAAGAGCTGCTCCTGCGCCTGGGTTAACCATACCTACCATTGCCATTAAAGCATTTAAGATAAGTTGTTTAATAATCATTTTTGTAATATCTGCTAATATAGAAATTGCCATTTGACTAAAAGCTTCTTTCATTGTTTTTGTGCCTTGCGCTACAGCTACTAAAGCATTTGCCATATCATTAGCTAGTCCTTCTGTTAGTCTCGTTGCAATATCATTCTGTAATTTTAATTGTCCTGATATTTTTTCTCTTAATAAAAATTCGTCGTTTAATTGTTGTAATGCAGTTTCTTTTGCGTCATTTATTCTTTTTTGTTTTTCTTCTTCATCAATCATCATATTATCCATACCTTGTGATTGGAAGAATGAGTTTACATTATCAATATTTGCTTCTGCCGTTTTTTCTACTCCTGTAAGATATTTTGTAGAAGTGTCTGATTGTAAAAAAGCATTTCTTTTATTAAAGAAAGAGTTAGTATAACTTCCTTCATCAACAAGAGTACCCATTTGTTTAGTTTTTTCAAAAAAGTCCTCAGCTGGCTTCTTTAACATTTCTCTTGTTATCTGTAATTCTTTTTCTGCTAATTCCACTTTCTGTCTTGCTAAGTCTACTTGGTCTTGTAAATTTTGTTTTTGAGTTTCAGTTGCTTTTGCAAAAGTTGTCTCTAATATAAACTCTGAGGTTCTTAAATCTGAACGAGCTCTTTGTAATGCTAGATTTTCTTTTCTGAGTTCAGTTTCTAATTTGCCTCTTCTAATTTCTTCTTGTCCCGATTTTACTGATAAATCCATCATATCTAATTTTAGTTGATGTTCATCGGCTGTTACTTTAAACATTAAATCGTTTTCTTTCATTAAAAACTTCTTAATAGCTAATTCTTCTTTTTGTTTGTCTAACTTGTCTCTATGCGCTCTAGCAGACGCTCTTATATTATCAGTTTCTTCTGAGATTAAGTTATTTAATTGGTCTACATTTGTTTGACCTAGTTTTCCGAATATTTTATCATAAACTACTTGTAATCTGTCTCCTACCTCAACTAAACCGCCTTGTGAATCTTCCAATCCACCAACTTCTTTTTTCAAGTGTTCCATAGCTTCTGCTGAGTCTTCAAATGTTGTTCCTAGAGCTTCGTTTATAATTTCTAGTCCTACTCCTCCTGAAGATAAAGTCTGTAAGTCATTCATTAGGGCTCTATTGAACTGACCTGCTTTCATTGATGCTCCTGTATCTACACTTCCCATTCCTGCTGCTTGTTTTCTAGAGAAGAAATCTGTTCCTTGTCCGTCTGTCATCATACCTTGTAGTTGTTTTGCATATTCTTTTCTAGATTGATTAAATCTCATAGATGTCATTAATGCCATTTCTTCTTGGTCTAATGCATTTTGTCCTAGTGAGCCGCTTTCTCCTGTAGCACTATTTATAGCATCAATCATTTTTGAGAAAGGTCTAGATTTTGTCCCTGTAACAATTGCTAATTTTTGTTTGTCTAATTCTTGCATTTGTGCGTTAAATTGAGATAAAGCCATTCCTGCAGCCATTATATCATTTGCCATTTTTATAAAAGGATTTTCTTTTGTTATATCTATAGTATCTAGATTCTCTATAGCATTTTCAAAAGTATCTGTCAAAGATTGTCCTTCTTTTCCTGCTATTTTCATTCCAGGAACTAATTTTTCTATGTTGTGAGCCATTCTTAAGAATCTATCTTTAGTTTCTCCTCTAACACCTCCTGCTTCTAGCATTTCTGTATTGAAATCTTTTATAAGAGCCATCAAATCGCCTGTTTTTAATGCATTTGACATTTGCTCTAAGAATCCTGCGCCACCTGTTAGTAGTCCTTCTTCTCTTACCATAACCATTCTTTCTAATTCTTCATTTAAAGTGGCTAATTCTTCTGTTAATTCTTGTGTTCTTTTTTCTACTTCTGATAGTTCTTTATCACCTGCACCAAACATAGTTTTTAATCCTTGGAATGCAATTGTAAGCAAACTTATCCAACCAAAAGATTTCATTACAAAGTTACCTAAACGTGCTATTTTACCTAGTCCTGTTGTAACTGTTGCTTTCATGCCTTGATATCCGCCTTGTATTTCTTTGAAGGCTGCGTTTCCTTTCATTCCTAATTTATCATACTCGACACCCATTTTTCCTAAACTACCCTTTAGTGATAATTCTTGGTGACGAATATATCTATCAAACATTGCTTTTTCTTTGTTTGTAAAAGTATTCACTAAGTGATTCTTGTCTTTTAAATGTCTTTTTAATACTCCAAGTTCTTGTTGATTTAATTTTTTGCCTCTAGCAGCTTTCTGCATGGTTTTACTTTGGTCAGACATATCATACTGAGCAAGTACACTCTGCATACCTGCAGTACCACTTTTGGCAAAATAATCTTTTCCTTTATCTCCTAATTTTCCACCTTTTTGTAGTGTATCTATAATTTTTGCGTCTTGTTTTAAGCTTTTTGCCATACTTCTACTTTGTTTAGCAACGTCTTTCATTTTATCAGCAGCTGCACCAAAGTTAGGCATAAGTTGAGTAACAATCGGAGCTACTAATAAAGCTATAACACCGATTAAGGATTCAAAGTTCTTACTTAAAAATTGAACTACAGGAATTAAAAATTCTGCAATTCCTTGTTTCAATACTTTCATTAAGTCATCAAAGTCTTTAGCTAGTTGGCCTAATGCAAAAGCATCTGGGTCCATTATTTGAGTAATTCTACCAAATTTAGTTTCTGCTTGGTCTAATACTTCGTTAGCTACAGCTTGTGACCTTTCGAAAGCTGTTAATTCTGTTCTTGCTTTTCCTATAGCTGCTGCATATTTTTCTGTTGCTGGTTCTAGTCTTAATATAATAC